CGATCTAGAGGTACTTCCTTGTACTCTCAAATCTGTTAACGGCTTCCACGGTGCATTCGTATCTGTGGATGAGATCGACACAGTTCAGGGTGAAGGCATTCGTGCATTCCAGGATATCTCTGGTATGCTGGACTCTAAGAGAGGTCGTAAGTCCTTGCGCGTGGGTATATCTACACGCAAATCTCGTTACGGGTTGATGAATCAGCAGATAGAAGATGCTGTTGCTCAAGGACGAACAGTAAGGAAGTGGACTGTTCTCGAATTTAGCGAGCGTTGTCCAGACGAGAGATCTGGCACCACTCCAACAACCGGCTACTATCTCCAAGACAGCATGGAAGTGTTGAATGAAGAGCAGTGGTCTAAGAAAGACTCTAAGAAACAGCAAGAATATACAAAACACGAGTTTGCAGGTGAGGGTTGCCTCAAGTGTCCTATGGCTGCGCTTTGTCTATCGGACGCCAAGAAGCAAACATCAAAATCCCTGATGTTGAAACCTATCTCTGATGCTATTAAGAAAACCCGAGAGAACGGAGCCGATTGGGCCATATCTCAGCTGTACAACTTGAAGCCTTCGGTAGAAGGAATTGTATATAAAGAGTTCGATGAGAAAGAGCACGTAAAAGACTGGAACCAGATGTGGAACATTCTAACCAACCAGGATTATCCTGGAGAATGTACGCACGATATCTTCGTCAAGAAGTGTCATAGCATGGGGCTAGCATGCTATGCTGGTATTGACTGGGGTTGGTCTAACCCAAGCACTGTGGTTTATTTTTTCGTTGATAAGCGAGAGAACATCTACGTTGTGCGGTGTGAGGGAAGAACCTACACCAACAACCCAACCTGGGTGCAGATCATTAAGAGTAAGTGGCATCATATGTATCGCTGCCAACTATACTTTCCTGACTTAGCAAACCCTGGCGACGGCCAGACCATGCGTACAGAAGGTTTGCCAGCTCCAACTGAGCAAACTAAAGATACCCCTGGCGGGATACAGGTTATCAAGAAGTGGCTAAAAAGTCTAGCATCTGTAAATCCAAAAATGTTCTTTGCTAAAGAAACATGTGGAGCCATCATTACAGAGTTTGGACTTTATCACTTTAAAACTGATGCTGCTGGCAAAATAACAGATGATGTAGAAAAGGGACACGACCACTGGCTCGACGGTCTGCGTTATGCCATGTATGACTTGTTCGGGAAGAGTTCGGCGATTATAGTAGATTCTGAATATGAGAGCAAAGAACAGCTAATTGATAGGACGGGCAACTTTTCAAGAATGCCTTCCCCCGAAGAGTTTGCCGCCACTAAGAATATTAGGATAAATCCCGAGATTACTCAGGATAAGAGTAAGTTGGGGCAAATTGGTAAAAAGAGCGATTTAGATTCAGACGATGATGGTAATTCTGGAGTCGGCGGAGACGGGAGTTTTTTATGGTCTTTTAGTTAAGCCCTCATGGTACAATCTGACCATGAGGGCGAAATGAGAATCTCAAGATACTGGTTTAGAACTAGAAAAGAAAAGGGTAGTCCAAAGACTAATCTTTCTATAGAGGGTAAGAAGGGATGGGTGACGCGCTGTAGGTGTGATCGATGCGACCGTGAATTTAACAGAGTGTTTGGTTTAAATGATTTTTCTACATGTGCAGGTTGTCGCACTGCAGATCGTAGTTGCACAGAAGAAGCTAGAATTCGAGCCTCTAGAATATTCGGCCAATATTACGCAAATGCCAGTAATAGAGATAAGCATTCAATAATGGTCGCCGAGCGATATAAAAATCCGGAATACGCAGACGACCACAGGCAAGCCTGCAATATGCGCAGTAGTCGTGCTGATTACAGATTAAAATTAAGTCAAAATGCCGCTAGAGGTGAAATGCATGCGATTAAAACCTCATGCGGTAAACAAGGTATCGCGCTCGATGAATTTAGCGGTTTTGTTACTGATTTAGATATTAGGGAGCGCGAACGCTGTAAAACTACTGTAGGTAGAGAGTGCTTGGAGAAAGCGCAATTCTTTTGTATTTTGTGTAATAAAAATGGCAATGTACATGCGCATCATTTAGATGGTTGGCACTGGGCTGTGGAAAAACGTTTCGATATCAATAACTTAGTTTGTCTATGTCGCTCTTGCCACTCACATTTTCATTCTATGTACGGCAATAAGAATAACACCAGTGAACAGTTTGAGGAATTTAAGCTTAAAATAGAGCTAAAGGAAATATAATAATGGGTTGGTTTGAAGACATTACTAAAGGTGTTAAAGACGCTTTGTTGAACGATATCAACGATTTGTCTAAAGGCGATGGCGATAATGTACCTGATAAACCACAACAGCTTTCGACTAATGAAGGTTCAATCGGACAAAAAAGTATCATCGACGATCCTTTCTTTGATCAGGTTCATCAGCACTTCATCTTTCGGAATAAGTTATCCCGTATCTCCAATAAGACCCTAAAAGACGTCTCTGTGAGAGACTGGGTTGTCTCAGCTGCTATTCAGGCTCGCTGCGACACCATGCTTCGTTTTGCCCGCCCCCAGCGCAAGATGTTTGAGATGGGATTCAAACTACAGAAGAAAAACCACGCTGAAGATATGACGGCAGAAGATAGGAAGATTATCTCTGACCTAGAAGACTTCATCTACCACTGTGGACGTAAGGATAAGGTTCCTCCAGGCGAAGAGATGACATTCGGTGAGTTTCTTAAACTCTGTACTCGTGATGCTCTAACGTTTGGCCACGTTGCTACAGAGAAGGTTCTTACACGTCGCGGTAGCTTACACCGCTTCAGACCTGTTCCTGGCGAAGCTGTATATAACATCAATCCCAAGACCAATAAAGAGATTATTGCTAAAGAGATAGTGAACGCCCGCAAAACCTATCAGATGAAGCAATCTTCCTACGGCGGCAACAACCCTGAATCTCAGCAAACCTACAATGAACCGTCAATTGACTACTACAAGTTCGTCCAGATGTCTTATGACAACCGTGTTCTAGCTGCTTTCGGCGACGAAGACATGGTGTTTAAGCTATTCAACCCACAGAACTTCGCAGACTCTATGGGTTATTGTTACTCTCCGTTAGAACTAGCAATCATCAATGTTACGAACCACTTGAACGTTGAAAACTATAACTCTAACTTCTTCACGCACGGCTATGCAGCTCGTGGTATTCTTCACCTAAAAGGTACAGTTACCCAGTCCCAGCTAGCCTCGTTCCGTCGCCAGTTTTATAACACTATCTCTGGTACGCAGAACGCATGGAGAACACCAATTATCGCCGGTATGGATGATGTTCAATGGGTTCCGATGTCTGGCTCTGCTAAAGAGATGGAATATCTGAACTACAATAACCACATCATACGTGCGATTTGTACTCAGTTTCAGATTGATCCGGTCGAATTAGGACTTGACTATCTTATCAGTGGAACAGGTCGCTCTTCTACACAGCAGGCTAATAGCGAATACAAGATCAACTACTCTCGCGAACGCGGACTGATCCCTCTCCTCATGTTGTTCGAAGACATGATGAATGGCAGCATCCTGCCTGCTATTGATCCTGAGATAGCTAAACGCTTCGAATTTAAGTTCACTGGAATTGACGAAGAATCAGCTCAAACGAACGTTGCTCTTCAACAAGCTCAGATGACCGTATTTTCTACGATGAACGATCTTCTTCGTGGCGAAGGTAAAGAGCCCATCAAACATGAGGCTGCAAATCTTCCGCTTAATCAGACCTTCTGGGCTCTAGTTGAGAAGAACATGACTCGTGGTGAGATTAGGGCAACTTTCTTCGGAGACGAAGCGGCTAAAGATAAGCGCGAACTAGCATACATCCCAGCTGACCCTGCTTTCTTAGGTTGGCAACAATTACTTCTTACAATCGATAGTCAGAAGAAGCAAGCGGATATGCAGAAACAACAAGCTGAGCAACAAGCTCAAGAAGCTCAGCATCAGCAAGCAATTGCAGAAGGTCAACATAACAGAGAACAAGAGATGCATGATCTTCAGGTTGATGACCACAAGAATCGTCAAGCTCATGCGGCAGTAAATCCTTCACTTAAAGATACTGCTAAAACATTTGGTGCTGGTTCTAAATCAATGCACATAGATGGCCAATCCGCAGCTAATCCAATTAATTCAGACATCGCCGACGAATAAAAATCGTATAATACCCCCATGATATTGGGGGTAATGTATGGCTTGGATTATTCTTTGTGGAATTGATCGTTCGGGAAAATCGACTGTTGCCGAGCTGTATAAGCAGCAAGGTTACGAGGTCGTACATATGTCTGCCCCTGATAAGAAATACAAAGAAAAAGGTTATTCTGGGCCATCGTATCTAGATGATGTTCTTGATATGCTTATGCAATACGATGGAAAAGATGTGGTGTGGGACAGAAGTTGGTATGGAGAACTTATTTGGCCACATGTATATGGTCGTGAACCCTCCCTATCTGAAGATGATATCGAAGTTCTCCAAGAATTCGAAGACCGCAATCAGGTATCTAGAATTCTGATGGTAGATCCTGATCAAGCTGGTCATTGGAAACGCTGCGTAAATAATAAAGAGCCGTTGACTCAAGCACAGTTTCGCCTTGCTGGTAGTTTGTATACTAAACTCGCACATAAGTACAATTTTGTGCCAAAACAGTTGAGTGACTTTAGTGATAAATTTACTAAATCTAAGACAGAGGATGTTCAACCGGTTAGTGATACTAACGCTGATAAACGATCGCCGCAAGCTGAATCGCTGGGAAAAGATGGAGCTCTTAGCAGCTCTACTGACGCTACAGCTAATAAAGCCCTTCATGAAAAAGGTTCTGGTCTCGAAAGGCTTGAGAAAGCCAACGCCATTTCAGCAGTCCTCAGCAAGCGCATTATTAAGCAGCGAGGAGACTCGTATGACGAACTCGAAGGAGAAATCACCCACTTCCTTAAGGGACGACTGGATGAACTTCTAGGCGGAAAGAAGGCAATGGTATCACCTTCTTTTGCAGAAGAAGAGGTACAAATATTGAAGATGTTTTGTCAACGTTTAAAAGAAAAAGAAAAAGCAATACAGACCCCAACACCTATCCCAAGACCATCTAATGGACAATTATTAAGAAAAAGTTAACCCACTTAGGAGAGAGAGTATGACACTAAAAGGTAATAAATCAAAAGGTCAGCGAGCACTAGAAACAGAATCTGGTTTAAAGCAACTTCAGATGGCTACGCGTGTTAGTCAGATGCTCATCCAACAGATGGGGCAATCTGTACAATCTATGTCTAAAGACATGAATGAACTCACTGCGCGTCAGCGAGAGCTTCAATATAAAGTGTTGGCGATTCAAGAGCTAACAGGTGTCAATGCAGATACTGTTACTGAGCGAGCAGAAGCTTTGCAGGTTAAGGACTTTGAAGAAGCCTCTGCAAAAGAAGATGCAGCCGCTGGAGCAACGGATGCCGATACAGTTACCGAAGATAGTGTTGTAGTCCTTACCTCGAAAGTTGCAGTTGGCGGTGGCATTCTGCGCACACGACTCAATGTTGCAGAAGTTGGCTTCCCACAACTAAAGCAAGATTTGCTTGGTAAGAAAGTTGGTGATACATTTACTGCCGATGTAAATGGCACCACGCATAGTATAACCTTGCTAGGTATTAAGACCCTACCAGCAAAGGCACAAGATGTCGGACAGCCAGGACAAACAACCCAATCAGAGGCTGCCTCAGCAGCAAACTGAAAAACCAATGGACAAAAGGTGTCCCAGGCAATTAGAATCTATGCCTGACACCTTTTGTTCTCTCGCCGTCCAACGCCTCAAAGCACTCCGACACGCTGGTAGAGAGCTCACCGAAGAGGAAGAGTCTAAGCTACCAGGGTGCCCCTACGCAGTCAACCACCAACTCGCCAACTACTGCTTCTTCAAACTGGTAGAGAACTACATACCTGAGGGCCGCGGCTTCTCCGACATGGAAGTCGCCCACTTCCTGAACGTGTCTATGGATACGGTTAAGAAGGTGGAGAAGAAAGCCGTTCAGCGGATGCGCGACTCCTCTACCTTCAAAGAGATCATAGACATCCACGACGGCGACCAGATAATGGAAGATACTACCGACTTCAGAGAATCCGACTGGTCTAAAGAGTAATCCTTAAGGAAGAGTTCGGTATAATTCAGTGTACGAGGAGTACACATGAAGAAGACCATTTGAAGTGGTGTGTATTGAAACTGGAACAAGTATAGGTGTGTGGCATAATAAGACTAAGTGCGCTACAGATTTAGGAATCAGCAGGGAATCCGTGAGAGATACCCTTAAGGGTAGATTTAAAACCGCCAATGGATACTCTATTAAGTATGTCTAAAAAACCCCTAGAATTTGACTGTATTGCTGGTTCTCAAATTAGAGATACTCAGGGTGAAATGCTTGATGTAGCCGGTGCCGACATTTCTCACTTAGAACAGGGGTTAGGAATCTGGAATGATAATCATGGTTTAGGATTCTTCAATACTTTGGGGAAGATAACTTCCGCAAAAAAGATCATGAAAGCTGAAGATTGTGAAAATGAGCGCCACACCTACTACTGGGAAAAGATAAAAGCACCGTATATCTATGCTCGTGGTCAGATGTTTGATGATGACGATCACCCGAATGCAAAAGCTGCCGCAGCTATATTAAGAAATATCCACAATAGCGACTGCCCATTAAAGTTAAAAGCCAGCGTAGAAGGTGGTGTTCTTGCTCGAGGCATTGGTGATCCTAGACTTCTAGCTAGAACTAAGATTACGAAAGTTGCTTTAACTTTCACTCCTGCCAATAACGCGACTCTAGTTGAACCCCTTAGTCTAGACAAGTCTGATACTTGGGTACAAGACGCCATCCTTATTAAGTCAGTGATGCACCTAGCCAAAACTGATGTTCCATCATTTCGGCACATTACTAGACGGGCTTCTGCAGAGAAGATTGTTAACAACTTCGACAAGATACGTGAAATCGCTAAAGAGGCAGGCCTGAAGACACAGCTACCTCACTATAGCACTGACGGCATAATTAGGGATGCTGTGCTGGCGAAAGTCAAGATCAACGTAGAAAAGATTAACAAACTCATCAAGATGCATAGCGAGGAAGAGTTAGATAAGGGTATTAAAGGATGGCTTACCGGAGCAGCACTGACAGGCGCCTCACTTCTATCTAGCCCTGCAAAAGCAGATATGAAGAGTGATATGGCAGCCATAGCAGCCAAACAGCGAACAGAGGTTACATCACCTGCTGCTCAACTGCAGAATGCAGTAGCTAATCAGCAGACCGGTAAGCGGATGCAGGCTGATAGCGCTGCTGAAGAAGCAGCAAAACCAAAACCTAAGGCAATATACTTCTCTAAGGGTCCTACCTCTTCACTTTATCAGCAGTCTGTTAATGCTCATATGAAAGACTCAGGTGCTACCTTTATCGAAGGCCAATGGTCTCATCCTGAATTAAATGGTTCAATGTTGTTAGAGCACGCTAAGCAGAAAGCATTTTATGGACATCCAAGTGTAACTTCTACTCTAGGAAAAGCCCTCACTGCTTATAATGAGGATCTGGTTAAGATATCTAAGAAGCAGCTAAATCAGATGCTGTCTTCCAATCCAGACGTTGCAGATTGGATTTCTAAGAATCTAAAAAGAGATGATTTAGCTACATGGTTTGCTAGAGAATACAAAAAAGATCCATCTATTTTTAATGATAAGAATAAAACAGATTTAGCGCACCATGTTTCTATAGCAAACACATTTAATTCAAATTTGCGTCTTGATAAGACACATGATTTCAATAGTGGTATGGATGCATTGAAGCAAAATGGAGACAATTTATCAAAGCAAAATGCAGATAAAAATCACTTAGTGCAACCATCTGGTACTAAGTTTTTAGATTTAGGTAATGGTAAAGCTTGGTATTCATTAGGAAAAGGTAGTTGTTCTGAAGAAGCTAAATCTATGGGTCATTGTGGTAATGAACCATCTGAAGTAGCAGGTGATGACATTTTATCATTAAGGGAAGAACATAGGACTTCAGATGGTAAAATTTGGCATAAACCAACTACAACTGTTATTAATAACGATGGATATTTAGGTGAATCTAAGGGAAGAGCTAATACTAAACCCCAAGATAAAGAAGCTATGACAACTTTATTAAAAGATCCTCGTATTAAAGCTAATATCGGTGGAGGTTATGATTCTTCAAGAAATTTTAACTTTAATGATTTAGATCTCGAAGATCAGAAGGAATTAGCCCACAAGTATAAGCCACTATTTAAGGACTTAAATCCTGCTTCAGCAGATATACTCAAAAACAGTAGATTTGGCGAACTTGCAGTTATGCACAACAGGGCAATACCTATAATTAAAAAACTATTTCATAATGCCAATGCGCACATGGGGACACTATCTTACCATGATAGTGAGGGACTCATGAGACACAGCCTCACTCCAAGTCATGTAGCTAAGAAATTGTTCGCTAAATCTGTGGAATCTAGTCAGTTCCCGGATACCTTGGCATCGCCCTATCTACATCCTGCTATATACGATGATGCTATAAAACATAGCGATGCAGATGTTAGAGCTGCTGCAGTAGCGTCGCCTCATTTTAAACCAGAGCACATGGATAAGGCGCTTAATGATGAGAATGCAGGAGTTAGACGGTCTGCAGTAGAATCGCCTCATTTTAAACTAGAGCACATGGATAAAGCGCTTAATGATAAGAATGCAGGAGTTAGACAGTCTGCAGTAAGATCGTCTCATTTTAAACCAGAGCACATGGATAAGGCGCTTAATGATGAGGATCCAGATGTTAGATGGTCTGCAGTAAAGTCGTCTCATTTTAAACCAGAGCACATAGATAAGGCGCTTAATGATAAGAATGCAGGAGTTAGAGCTGCTGCAGTAGCGTCGCCTCATTATAAGTCATATCTTAAAAAAGCCCTAACTGCTGGTTACGGCGGGGCGAGTGCACCTGGGGCTAGAACAGGTGGCAGCGTGCTTCAATCTGAGACTATAGATTTGGGTAGAGGTTTTAAGCATATAAAGTGTAATAGTTGCGGAGATGAACAAGTATATATGCAACATCAAGTTAAGTGCCGTCGCTCCGGGTGTGGTAAACATTTTTCATTTGCAGAATTGGCGAATTTTTTACGTCAATAATTTGTTGCCCTTACTTAGATTATCAGTGGCCCACAGTGGTTGTAAGTTCGTATAATGACAAGCAGCAGCGAGTTCTTCCGGCTTGTCTAGATTAAAACTACTTAAAGGCACGATATGATCTATGTGCCAACCTTTTCTACCATAGTTATCCCACGTCATTCCTGGTTGCCACTTAGATTCAAGATATCCCCTTAATTCTTGAGCAGTACATCCAATGAGGCGTATTGTAGAGGTACGTTTTTTCTTTATCGCATACCATAGTCTGGTGCGCATCTTATTTATTAACTTAAATGCCGGATCAACCATCTCACGTTCTCTTTTATAACGTCTATACCATTCTTTATTGCGAGCAGAATTGTTAGTTTTCCAGTCTTGATTGGTTTTAAGTTTTTTGTTTTTATGTGCTTTATACCACTCTTTATCACACTTACTTTTTATCTCTTTTACTTTAATTTCATTAAGCTTTTTCCATTTTTCTAATGCCACATACTTACATAATTTACAGTGAGTATCGATTCCATCTTTTTTTCGTCGATGTTTACCGAAAGCTGTGATATCTTTTTCTAGTAGACATTTTTTGCAGGTGCGGGATGGCATACATTCTCCACATTTAATTCACATTAACCTTTATACCATGTTATCATTAATACTGCATTACGCAGTTTTGCAAAACTTAGAAAGTAGGAGAATACCCAATGGCTAACAAAGAAGCGATGCTAGACAAGATTGCTCGGAATCTTAAGCAACGAGGCCTTTCAGAGGCTGCAGTTGTTCGGACCGCGAGCGGTGTATCTGTCACTAAGACTGGTGGCGATGTACTTACGATTTCGTATGTTGATAAGTCAGTCCAATCCCCGATGGGCGGCGTAAGTCCTGCTTCATCTCCTTACCTTGGAATCGGAGTTGCTGCTCCTGGTGCCCTCAAGGTTAAGGGCGCTGCTGCAGAATCTACTATCGCAGCAGTACTCGATACCTCTGAAGCTCTGAATGTTATGGCTGAGCTCACCGGTTTTGGTAATGATGTTATCGTTGAATCTGGTGCCTCGACTGCCGAGCTTGCTCGCGTTCGTGGATCAGCTGAGAATATCGGAATGGGTTCTTAATCTCGGTTTTATACTCTATAGTAGATGGTCTACTGTAAACTATAAACCTTAAAAGAGGAAACAACAGATGAATGAGGAATTAGTAAAAAACCTCGCGTCTTTGATCGACGAGTCCCTAGCGGAACTCGAAGAATTGAAGAAATCTGATCGTTTTTCTGCTTCTGAGATTAAACTCGGCGGACCTGGTTCAGGTATCGGCGGTAAGGATCCCCAAGGTAGTCTTGGCAAAGAAGAAGATAAAGACGACGAAGAAGATGAAGAAGACGACGAAGAAGATGAAGACGAAGATAAGAAACCTGACATGGGCAAAGCTGAAGGCAAAAATGCCGAATCTGATCCAAATGCAGGTAATCACAAGATCGTAAAAGACGAGACTGGAATGCCAGAAGGCACTGCTAAGGCAGAAGGCAAGAATGCCGAGTCCGATCCCAACGCTGGTAATCACAAGATCGTTAAAGCTGAAGATAAAGAAGACATGAAGAAGTCGCTTGAAGAACAATCGACCCTTCTTAAGTCTTATGTCGATTCCAAGTTTGCTACCTTCGAGACGCAACTCGAGAAGATTGCAAGAATGGTTGCTGACATTGCAGACGCTCCAGTACCTTCTAAGAGTGTGAGCTATAAAGGCATCACTGCTCTAAAGAAATCTGAAGGCGAAAGCGAAGGCGAGCCACTCACCAAGAGTGCACTTGTCGACAAACTCTTCGAGCTTAAGAAATCGGGAACTCGTGTTGACAGTGTAGATATTGCAAGTGCGGAATTGGCCCGTGGGCCCGAGCTTGCTAAAATCGCTAACAAATATAACATCAAGTAAGGAGCAATACAGATGTTCAATGAAGCAGTAAACAGTATCATGCAGGGTATCGAGCAGGGCGTGTTGACTCCTGACGATGTTGATAACTTGCAAAAGGCAATCTCGGCTGGTTACGGTTATGCAGGGAAACCTACTGACCTGACCTACGGCGGCGTTATCCAGACGGAATCGTTGGAAACCACCCTCAAGAGCGTAACCTTCGACATGAAGAACCTCAAGATGTGGCCTGCGATCTCGATCGATAAAGCTTCCAACCTGTTTGAACAATATAACCGCTTGACGAGCTACGGCTCTGATTCGGCTCCTTACCTTGCAGAAGGTGGCGCTCCCCAAGAAGAGGACAGCAGCTACATTCGTGACGGTCAAAGGATCGTGTTCTTCGGTACACGTCGTAAGGTCTCGCACCAGATGACGTTGATCAAGACCACAGTTGGTGACGTTGTCGCTCAACAAGCAAAAGAAGGTACTATGCACCTTCTGAAGAATGTTGAACGCGAGATGTACTGGGGACATGCCCACTTCGTTGACGCTCTGGGCAACCAAAGCGGTCAATTGTCCGACCTTCCTTCGGACTCTATCGCCATGAACGGTTTGCTTCAGCAGTTGCTTCGCGGCGACGCTGATGAGCAACATCGCTCGGGTGACTTCGAAGGATACGGCTCGTTTGAGTCGATCGTTCGCGATCTTGATGGTCAAGTCTTGACCCAAGACGACGTTGAAGAGCTTTCGGTTATCTTGCTTGAGAACTTCGGTTCGCCCGGCGAGATCCACATCGAGCCTCTCGCGTTGAGCTCGTTCGTTCGTCAGTTCTACCCACAATTCCGCTCTGCTCCCGGTCTTGCGAATCAAACCGTCGGCTACGACGTGTCGAAGGTTCAGACCACTGCAGGCGCAATGGATCTTAAGCCTAACTTGTTCCTCCGCCCACGCGGTAAAGCTCGTGAAAAAGCTGTTAACGCTAACTGCCCAGGTCTTCCTGGCGCACTTACTGGTGCTGACGGCGGCGCTGCTACCGGTGCTCTCGAAGCTGGTACCTACCAGTACCGCATCACTGAAGTCTCGGACTTCGGCGAATCGGCTCCTCGCAACATCACGGCTGCGGTCGTGGTTGCTGCGAACGACAGCTCGGTTGTCTTGACGGTGCCTGCTGCACAAGCTGGAACGAAATACTACAAGGTATATCGCTCTGCAAGCGGTGGATCTGCTGCTTCGGCTCAGTTCATTGGTAACTACAAAGTTGGTTTGGGTGCATACGTTGACGCGGACGACAAACGTCCTGGTCTCGGCGAAGCCTTCATGCTTGACATGAGTGCTGAGTGCATGCGCTTCAAACAGCTCGCTCCGTTGTCGAAGATCAACTTTGCGATTGTAACAACTGCCCTTGAGTTTGCAATTGTGTTGTATGGAGCACTCTTTGTCTATACGCCACGGTTCAATGGATGTTGGAAGAACGTAGGAAAATAATTAGCTAATAAGATTGAATAAATCATAAGAAAGACTGGTAGAAATACTGGTCTTTTTTATTTTAGTGCGTAATTATACGCGAATAATACCAATCGCAAACCATGCATACCTAATCGGATCTCCTAAATAGTATAATATACATACGATCAAATTCTTTAGGGGATTTAGAGATATGGCGAAGTATATCTGCATCGAGGGTACAGAAGGAACTGGTAAAACTACGCAATGCAATCTATTAGTAGACTATCTACGCAGCCTCAATTACTCTGTTCTCCAGACAAAAGAACCCGGCACCGTACACTCTCCACTGACGATGGAGCTTCGCAATATCATGCTCAACGCAAAATATGAGCCTGAGATGACGGTTGCTGCTCGAGAACTTGTTAGTCAAGCAATACGATCAATTCACCTAGAAAAAGTTGTTGCACCAGCACTTACGGAGTACGATATTGTCGTACAAGATCGCGGCCTACTTTCTGGGTTAGCATACGGCACGGCATGCGGCAACGATATCGGATTCCTCATGGATCTGATCTGTCCTATCACAGCCAATGCCGGATTTCGCCGATCTGTCGACATCTACGACAACGTGATACTATTGACAGGTAACGTGAAAACTGGACTTGATAAAGCCATATCTGCGAAGCAGGAATTTGAAGCTGGAGACGCTATCGAGATGAAGGGTCTCTCATTCATGGAGCAGGTTAATTCGAATATGTCTAAATACTCGAGCTGGTTTAAAACAACTTCCATCAACATCGATGGTAAGAGTATAGAGGATGTCTTCAGCGACATCACTGATGCTCTCAATATCAGGAGCTAAAATGACGATCGATCAAGAGATAGATAAGAAACAGCAGATTGTTCAAACATTTGCTGATCTATCGAAGAAACTGAAGCGACATATTCGTATGAATGATTTGATTGATGCCGGTATCACTAAAGATACCGTAACACATCATTTTAGGTCGCTTACTCGCTTGTCTCAAGCAGCACGAGATGCTCACCCAGATAGTTTCCATGATGTTGATATTAAAGACATAATTGGCCCAAAGTCTCTCAAAGAGCTACAAGACGCTGTTAAAAAATATCGAAGATTCATTATAACTACAGCAGTTACAAGCTGCCAGGCTGATGAAAAACTACTCGCAAGTATGGAGAACTACTGCAAGCGAAATGATGCAGCAATTCTAGTGTTAGTCGCATCAGATCCTGCACACAATAAAGAATTCGGAAAGCAGTATGGTAGTCTAGATAAAAAGATCGTCGACTCTCCACATGCATTTCCTGTTGTAAGCGATACCGCTCTAAATACCAATCTATACATCAGCACAATCAAGCTCAGCGCCAAGCATATCGATCCTCTTACAGGTCTTGCACGTATCGGTCAACGTAACGGTAGCTTCATCTACGCATCGCCCAAGCAGCGAATGAAACCAGTTCCCGTATCTAATATCAAATTACCACACATGCTCATGACAACTGGCGCAATCACTAAACCAGACTATTCTACAGAAAATTACATGAGTGAGCGCACTGCGGTTATCGCAGAAAACGACCACGTCATGGGTGCGGTGATTGTCGAAGTTGTAGATAAAGACATCTACCATTTTCGTCAGATTCAAGGTGACGCAGAAGGATCTTTCATCGATCTAGGTGTTCAATACAATCCAGATGATTCGATTGAAAGCGTTGCACCAGAAGCATTCGTGCTCGGTGATTGGCACGCTAAAGAGACAGATCCTACGGCACGCGCTTGCTGGGAAGATGTGATGCGAACGCTCAAGCCGCAGATCCTGGTGCTCCATGACGCGTTCAGCGGTGTGTCAATTAATCACCATGAACAGCATCGCAGCATCTTGAAGGCGCAGCGTTCAGCGGCAAATGAGTTGGATGTTAAGTCTGAGCTAGAAACTCTCGCATCTGATCTCAACGCTTTATCAGAGCTGGTTGATGAAGTTGTAGTCGTTAAATCTAATCACGACGAATTTTTAGATCGCTATCTTCAAGACGGCCAATATGTCGATGATCCTCAGAATCACCGACTATCGCTCCTTCTTGCACTGCACCTGCTCGATGGTGGAGATGTTTTGAAATATGGGGTAGAGACACACGGGCTTACAAGTGGAAAGATACGTTGGCTTAAGCGTGACGAAGATTTCAAGGTGGCCAGAATCCAGCTAGGAGCCCATGGCGACGTTGGAGCAAATGGAGCTCGAGGATCCCTCCGGACAATGGAAGCAGCCTATGGAAATTCCGTGTCTGGACATAGTCACTCTCCAGAGATTCTTCGAGGCGCGTGGCAGGTCGGTACCTCAAGCTATCTCAAGCTCTCGTACAATCGTGGTCCAAGTAGTTGGATGCATGCGTCATGCCTTGTTTATCCCAATGGATCTCGGCAGTTAATCAACTGCATCAATGGTAGCTGGAGAATGTAGATCTATCTTAAAACCGACCTCCCAAGAGTCGGTCTCGCCACTACTCCTGGTATAATGAGCTTAGGCTTAAATACTAAGGAGTTTTACTTCCATGAAACCAACAAATATGCCCTCCGGGGCCCAACGAAACGCGGAAGTAGGACTTCCGTGGATTGAAGTTCTCACTAACGCAATGGGGACTATCGAAGTTCCACTGCAGGGCACTATCCGTGTTCGTGCAACTGGTGCAACAACGGTCACCGTTGGCGGCGTTCTTGCTTGTACTATGAGCGCTGGCGAAATTGAGCGTTTTAATGTCGGTACTGGCCCAACAGACACAAAATCTTTCGTATCTGTCGTGATCGCCGGTGCGGCTGCATTCGTTCAAGTTTGTAAAGAGATCGAAAAAGGTCGTCACGAAAGATAACAGGGAGTTTCTATGAAACTAGATAGCTTTCGGGAGCTCCTTGTTAAGAAATCACAAGACGTATCCCTGCAAAATTTAGTGAAGTTCATGAAGGACGACCTTCTGGCTGAACTTGTTGTCGAATCTTTAGAAAAGATGGCACGAGCTAGTCATAAAGGAGATTCTGCTAATTTCGCTATCAGGGATTTTAGCACAGACATGGATCCATCTCATGAGCCCAATATGATCCATGATGCATTGAGCCACCATGTCTCAAACTACAAAGCGGCTCTAGATAGCGGCAATAAGGGTGTTGCTAACCAGCACGCTAAGCAAGTATTTAGAATCATGGATATGGCGGACCAGGCACAGAAGCACTCTCATGGTAAATTGCAAGTCGAAGCAGTGTCGCCCCATGCATGGGAGCGCAACGGCAAGACAAATCAGTACGGTCCAGAGGACGACAAAGTTAAGGACGGCTCGTATAAGCCTGGTGAGTTCAAGACTAAGACTAAGGGCTGGCGCTATCGTGGTAACGATTACGGTTTCCTACAGCAAGCTCCTCATGAGTCATACTCGCAGGAGATTCGCAGGCACGGACATAACAACGCCTATCCTATGGAACACATGAAGGTGAACGGGAAGTATGTAGATGTAGAGAAGGTGGATGCACCAACATCGTATCAGCCACACCCATTCGATTCCCATCCTGTCATGCAACACTTCGAGGAGCCTGCTGGCAGTAGAACACCTGAACGCGATAAAGAGTATGTTGCACAGCGAAGAAACTTCGCTGAATCTCCCGCACTTGACAAGTATTTCTCTAGTCAAGAAGCCCGCGAGCGTGCGAACCCCGATGCTGCAAAAAATCGCGGCAACACCCGAGCGATGCCTGTACATAAGCAAGTAGATTCTCTTGATATTTCTAAGCAGCCAGCACAAGCTGCTGCACCCGCAGCCAAGAAAGCACCTGTCGCATCGGCCATGACTCCTGAGGAGAGGGCAAAGGCAATATCGCTTCTTCCTCCAGAGCTACGTGCGAAACTGGGGTTGGAATAATGACAACAAGTAAACTCCATTCGATAGTTGCGACAGCGAAGTTTCTTCGCGACAACAAAGCAGAGCTGATGAAGAATCTACCAGCTTATGAGGTGTTATTGAAGACACTAAAGAAAGCCGCAGACGACTACGAGAAGCATGGCATGTCAGTCGTCAATGATCCCGATCAGTCAGATGATGGTGGAGATGAGGCTGACAAGTGGCTGAAGGAGAAAGAGAAGGCCGCGCCTGAGTCTGCTGCGAAACGCACTTATTCTAAAGATTGGGAGCCTCGCCAAGACTACTCTCCCAAGGAAGCAGAGGCGATTCAGAAACTTAGAGATGATGGATACTCGCACAGAGAGGCTGAGAGGCTCGCTGGCGCACATAAAGGTCCGAAAGATTACCGCTCAGCACTAAAGTCCGGTATCAATCCGTCTATGCCATCCGATAAGATGATGGGTCATCTGAAAGGTCTTGCTAAAGAGTGGCTAGAGAATGCACGCAGCCACGATCTAGCGCATGCTGATGAGATGCAGAACCCCATGAAGCATGCGTCTGGTCAGATGGAGCAAGCTCATAAGGGACATACTGCAGACTTTCACCAAGCATACAGCGATTTCCTCTCATCTGATGCAGTGAAAGACCTATCCCCTCGCGATAGACATAAAACGGTTCAGGAGTGGAAGAACAAGTGGAAAGAAGCGAACCCTCATTACGAAGCCGGTTTAGCCAATGTATCTCGTGTGCAGTCTAAGTTTGCTGATGCAGCTAAGAATATTGAGCAGAAGAGCAAGGAAACTAGTGAGCACATAGCGCGAGGCGGCGTTAGTGAAGTACCAGGGCTGAGCGACCAGGAGGCTATGCAGCATCTTGGCGGCGGTAAGACAGAAGCAGGGTACACAGGCGGATCGATAATCAAGGATCCATCGGCGGCATTCGCAGCTAAGAATCCTCGCTATATCAAGCTCTTGAACCAGGATCAGATGGATCGAGTTAAGAGAGTTGATTCCGCTTCTGCGCTGCAGGGCAAGGTACGGGTTAGGAAGAAACCGCAAGAGCCACAGGGATAAAATATGGGAATCAGTAATACACCGCCTATAGAGATCTTTCCGTACCGTGCCACAGAGCAGTTTGAGCCATCTGTAGAGCGGTATCGACCGCTTCCGACTGTATGCGACATAAAAGATAACAAGCTGTTTGGTATTCCTCTCAAGTCTTCTCTAACTGGTCAGGAGATGAAGGATAAGACTATAC